ACAACACCTACGACGGGCGCATTTACTACTGTAGCCGCAACAACGGTAACCGCAACAACTGGCATCTTCGGAGGAACATTCTAATGGCACAAGCAGGCTTCACGCCCATATCTCTTTACTTCAGCACCACTGCGGCGGCTGTACCAACTTCTGGCAACCTCGTTGCAGGCGAGTTGGCTCTTAACACGCTTGATGAAAAGTTGTATTTTAAAAATAGCGCAGGAACTGTAAAGTTGTTGGCATCAAACGCCACCTCTGCGCCAGTTTTATCATTCCAAACCTCTTTGGGCGGCTTAACACCATCGACTGCCACGACTGGCGTAGTAACGCTTGCAGGCACGTTAAATACAACCTCTGGCGGTACTGGTCTGACATCATTCACAGCGGGTGATGTTCCCTACTATGCGTCTGGTTCAGTGTTGTCCAAACTTGCTATTGGTACAGCGGGTCAATTCCTAACCTCTACTGGTACTGCACCCCAGTGGTCTACATTGTCTGGCGTGGCGGTCACGACTTTCTCCGCTGGTACAACAGGCTTTACCCCATCTTCCGCTACGTCTGGCGCAGTCACATTGGCTGGTACGTTGATTGTAGCCAATGGTGGTACAGGCCAGACTACGTTTACCGCCAATAGAGTTCTTTACGGAAACGGTACTGCTGGTTTAAATTCAAGCGCCAATTTGACTTTTGATGGTACTTCTCTTACTACCGCATCAGCAGTTCTTAATTACACAGGGACTGCTGTTCCTTTTGGTGGTAATAATCAGGCTCTTTATAGTTCTACTTACGCTATTGGATTGGGCGGTCAATTTGGAAGTTTAAATTTTGCCACCACTTATGCCGCGCCTACCACAACAGCATGGTGGATGCTCGGACGACCCAGCGGTGCTGATGACGCATTTACGATAGATTGCCGACTCGGAGGCGCGGCTGTTCTTGTAAGTGCTTATAAGATTACCTCTTCTGGAACAGATCCGGCAAAAATTGTAGATAACCACCAGTGGTACACCAATGGGTCGGAACGTATGCGCATCACAAGCGCAGGCAATGTAGGTATTGGCACAAGTTCGCCAACAACACCTTTAATGGTTCTTAAATCATTTTCTAGTGACAATCTGGTTTATTTTGGAAATACAAACACTACTGCTAGTACAAGTTTTGGCTTAAAAATAGCGGCAGGAACTAATGGTTCTGATTACGCATTAGGAATTGATAATGCCGCCGCAACTGTATCTCTTTTGCGGGTTATGGGTAGTGGAAATATGGGCTTGGGAGTTACTCCTGTAGCCTCTTGGAGTTCTGGTGGTCAACTTCAACTTGCCGACAATAAAGCAATTGTTTCAAGTGGGGCCTACATTAACTTAGGCGCAAACTGGTATTACGACGGTGGCTATCGTTATATCTCTAGCACAGCCGCTACTAACTATGAGCAAACTTTAGGCGCACACAAGTGGTCTACAGCCGTCGCAGGTACGGCGGCTAACATTTTTACCTTTACCACACAAATGCAATTGGAGGCTGGTGGTAATTTGTACCTTGGAACCAGCGGAGGTAGTGGAAAATCAATTGCCATAAATTCAGACCTTTCTACTACGGGCGCTTTCCTCTACAACGATACTGGTCAAACCATCCTGTCTGCCGCCGCCAATGTGCCAATGATTTTCCGTACAAACAATACAGAAAAGATGCGCATCACAGCCGCAGGCAACGTAGGTATTGGTACAACAAGCCCAGCGGAAAAACTAAGTGTTGCAGGCGCTATACGAGTACATACAGCGTCTAGTGCAGGATTTACTTCAGATGAAAAAGGTGGGTTGTTTGATTTTGTTCCATCAAGTAATACTGTCCGAGTTGGGTATGTCCCCGGAACATCGGGTGTAAACACGGGTATTTTGACTTTTTTAGTTGGCAGTGGCAGTACAGTGGGTACTTTTTCATCCAGTGGCACTTTAGGCGTAGGCAACTTTAGTCCCTATAACACTTGGGGCAATAGTTACGTTGCGCTTCAAGTTCAAAGTATCGCTCGTACCCTCGCGGCAACAGGCGCGGGTTCAGGAGATTTAACCCTTGCTTTTAATTCGGTTTATGACAGTACGGACAGCCGTTGGGAATACGCTAGCACAGGAGATAAAGCGTGTAGGTATTCGCAAACAGGTGGTACTGATGCTCACATTTGGTATGTGACTAGCACTAATGGCACAGCAGGAAACGCCATTGCTTTTACTCAGGCATTTACAATACAAAACGATGGTACTTTCTTTTTAAATACTACGACTGCAACGGGCAATGCAACAGGCTCATCCGTTAATCCGGGTGTTGTTATTGGCACTGGCACAATAACAAGTCAATCCAATGGTAATTCAAATCACTATTGGTCTAAAGCAACGGGTTATACCTCTGGTGATTTTTCGGCTCATTATGTAAATGGTTCTTATGTTGGCGGTATTTCTACAAATGGTTCTAGTACCACTTACGCTACTTCATCTGATTATCGGTTAAAAGAAAATGTGCAACCAATGACAGGCGCATTGGCTAAAGTTGCTCAACTTAAACCAGTCACTTACACATGGAAAGCCAGCGGTCAGTCCACTCAAGGTTTTATTGCTCACGAATTGCAATCAGTTGTGCCTGATTGTGTTGTTGGTGAAAAAGACGCTGTGAACGCAGATGGTTCGATAAAACCTCAAGGCGTGGACACATCATTCTTGGTGGCTACATTGACAGCCGCAATCCAAGAACAACAAGCAATCATTGAATCACTCAAGGCACGTTTGGATGCCGCTAATCTTTAAACCCCGAAAGGAAAATCATGGCTAATACATACACATGGACAGTTACAGCAATGGACTGCTACCCACAAGAGGACGGCAACACTGATGTCGTTTTCACGGTTCACTGGACTTGCTTTGGTACTGATGGAACATACAACGGTTCTGTCTATTCCACTTGCTCAGTACCTTTGACTGCTGGCACGTTTACACCCTACGACCAACTGACTCAAGATCAAGTCTTGGGTTGGATTTATGCTAACGGCGTTGACCAGACTGCTACTGAAGCGGCTGTTGCACAGCAGATTGCAAACCAAGTGAACCCTCCAGTGGTAACACCTCCACTGCCTTGGGCAACAGTTTAACGGGAAGCCACCACCCGATCTTGGTGGCACATTAAAGGAAACATCATGGGAAACGAAAAAAAGACCCCTGTGACAATCGACGGTGTAGAGTACAAGTTTGAAGACATGACACAGCAACAGCAGATGTTGCTTAACCATGTTGCTGACTTGGATCGCAAGTTGGACTCAGCAAGGTTCAACGTGGATCAGTTGCAAGTAGGCAGAGATGCTTTTTTTAGAATGCTTAAAGAAGCATTAGAGACCAAGCCTGAAGTCTCTGATGTAGAGGCTAAGTAAGAACAGAGGCCACCTTCGGGTGGCTTCTCCAAAGGGAAAACATGGCGGATATACATGAACTGGCTTCAGAAACGGATAAACGATTGAGCGTTCACGAAGCAATTTGCGCCCAGCGTTATGAAAGTATTCAGGGCCGCTTTGACGATGGGTCTAGGCGCATGACCAAGATTGAGTACCTCTTGTACGGCGTGATCGTGTGCGTGCTGTTTGGCCCCGGCGTTGCTGGCGAACTCATTAAGAAGGTGCTTGGCTTATGAATTGGGCAGATGTTCTCAAGGCGGTCATACCCATAATCGTGGCTTCCCTTGCTTGGCTCTTGGGTCAAGTCAATGACTTCTCCACACGGTTGACTCGAATTGAGGGCGCTATGCCTGCATTGATTACCAAAGAGGGCGTCCCAACAGACAGTCCAATCTCTGCGGAGCGTCGAGCCATGATGAAAGAAAACTTGATGTTGCACATTAACGAATTGCAAGTCAAAGTCAGATTGCTTGAAGAACGAGAAAAGATGGTGAAAAAATGATTCCAATCGTTGCATCCCTCCTTGGTACATTGGCTCAGAACGGTCTGGGCCTTTTGTCTTCTGCAATCCAAGCAAAGGGCAAACAAGTCGTTGAAGACGCTCTTGGCGTAAAGATTTCCGACAACCCTTCTGACGCTGAAGTTGCTAAGTTGCGCCAACTCCAATACGACCATGAAGAGCGCCTGCTTGAGTTGGGCATTGAAAAAGCCCGTATTGAGCAAGAAGAGTTGGCGGCACTGCTTAAAGCGCAGGCAAACCAAGAAGACAATGTGTCCAAGCGTTGGCAGGCTGATATGTCCTCCGACTCGTGGCTGTCGAAGAATGTTCGCCCCGGGACTCTTGTGTACCTCCTGACGGCTTATTTGATCTTTGCCCTGCTTGACGGCTATGGATACAAGATAAGCGAGTCCTACGTCAATCTGCTAGGTCAGTGGGGGATGCTCGTGATGACCGCCTACTTTGGGGGCCGAACGGTCGAGAAGGTCATGGAAATGCGCAGAAAGGACAAAGAATGAGCCTCAGTGACGAACAAGCCGCGTTCCTTCTGGATGCCTGCGCACTTATCAAATACGCCACAGAGCAGGGTTTTAAGGTCACTGGCGGAGAATTAGCCCGCACACCTGAACAGCAAGCCATCTACGTTAAGACGGGACGCTCAAAGACCCTTAACTCTATCCACCTCAAACGCTGTGCCATCGACTTGAACTTCTTCAAGGATGGGCAGATAATATGGGACAAGGGCATCCTTGCTCCATTGGGTGCATATTGGGAGACTTTGAACCCAAAAAACCGCTGGGGAGGCAATTTTAAGTCGCTGGTGGATTGCCCGCACTTTGAGCGCAATGTCGGATAAGGAGAACAAATGACGACCGCATCGGTAATGACTTACGACTCCTTGGTCGAAAACATCCAGTCCTATCTGGAGCGTACCGACACCGCTACGCTTGAGAAAATCCCTCTTTTTATCATGCTGGCCGAACAAATCATTGCCAGCCAGATCAAGTTTTTGGGCAACCTGACAGTCAATACCAGCACGATGACGGCCACTCAGGCCGTTATTGACAAGCCCGCCCGTTGGCACAAAACCGTTTCAATGAACGTGGTGGTTTCTGGTAGCCGCCAGCCTGTCCTGCTTCGCAAGTATGAGTACCTGCGCGAGTATTGGCCTGATGCCACAGAGACAGGCGTGCCCGCGTACTACGGCGATTACGACTACACACACTGGCTGGTGGTGCCTACACCTGCCGCCGCTTACACCTTTGAGGTGTTGTACTACGAGCGGATTCAACCGCTCGACTCCGCCAACCAAACGAACTGGTTCACCATTTACGCCCCGCAGGCTTTGCTGTATGGGTCTCTTTTGCAATCTATGCCGTTCCTCAAAAATGACGAGCGGATGCCCATGTGGCAGGCAAACTATGACCAGATCATGCAGACGCTGAAACAAGAAGATGTCCAGCGTATTGGTGACCGTCAAGCCGCAGTATTGGATACCTGATCATGTCATATAACAGCCCCTTCACAGGTAACGTCATCCAGCCAACTGACGTATCGTATAGCCGCATCACGCTAACGACCGACTTGCAATTGACTTGGCCCATCAATGGGTCGGCCACTGATGACGCCGCCGCTCGTATCATGGAGGTGTCTACCGCCTCCAGCGCAAACGAGTTATGGATGCCGCCAGCCAATCAGGCTTCTGTCGGTCAAGACGCACTGATCCGAAATGTTGGCGCTGTCAGTTTGCTGGTCAAGGACTACACAGGCGCAAACACCATTGTCACGGTGGCCGCTGGAGAAGCCCAATACATCTACATCACCACAAATGCAACCACCGCAGGCACTTGGGGCATCATCGCCTACGGCATAGGTTCTTCTGGTGCGGATGCCGCAACCCTTGCTGGGTATGGCCTGCTTGCAATTGGTCAGACGTTAAACCAGTCTCAGCCTGTTACAACCTTCTCCTCCAATTACACCGCGCTTGTCACTGACCGATCTAACACCTATGTGTGGACTGGCGGCGCTGGCACCTTAACATTGACCCTTGCGGCAACGCTTGGCGACAACTGGTTTATGTTCTTGCGTAACAGCGGAACTGGTGCGTTGACGGTTTCAGGTTCTGGCGGAAACACGATTAACGGTTCTGTCTCAATCATTCTTCAGCCTACCGACTCTTGCATTATTGTGTGCAGTGGCTCGACCTTCTACACCGTTGGCTTGGGTAAGTCCACGCAGTTTGCGTTTACTCAGTTGACCAAGGCCGTCACCACTGGAACATACACCCTGACTGCCTCTGAGGCGTCTAACGTGATCCAGAAGTACACGGGTACTTTGACTGGTAATGTGACGATTATTGTGCCCCCAACGGTGCAGGTGTACTACATCCAAAACGCCACGGTGGGTGGAGCGTCTAACTTCACCGTCACGTTGACTACAAACACGGGTGGCTCAACCGCAACGATTGCATCAAATCAACAAGCAACATTAATTTGCGACTCTACCAATTTGGTAAACGCCAACACTGTTTTGGCTGGCTCTTCTTCAATTGGTTTGATAGACGGCACTGTTGGTGCGCCTGCTTTGTATTTTGCCTCTGAGGCCAGCACTGGTTTGTATCGAGCCACTTCTGGTGAATTTAATACTGCCATTTTGGGTGTGTTGCGCTCTACACTGTCAGCAACTGGCTTGGCAATTGTGGGCACAGGAAACTTTACGGGTGGTGTTGCTGGCGGGACTTTCTGATGGTTAAGAAGGTTTTTGCCATTGACACGCAACCCGGCGTTCAGCGCGACGGTACGATTTTTGACATGAACTTCTACACCGATGGCCGCTGGGTTCGCTTCCAACGTGGTCGTCCAAGAAAAGTTGGTGGCTACCGCGCAATTATTAGTAACGCAAAAGGATACTCTCGCGGCATCTATGTCAACTCAGTCGATGGTGTCAACTCAGTTTTCAATGGGTACAACAACGGTCTTGAGGTTGTCAACATTGACAACAACGGTATTGGTGCTGGTGTCAATCAGTTTACCTTCACTGGTTTGGTGTTGACACTTAATACACTGGTGGGCGGCACGCTGTACACCAACGGCACCTATACAAACGTGGCCCTGACTGGCGGCTCTGGCTCTGGCGCAAAAGCCACTATTGTGGTTGCTGGCGCAACGGTGACTACAGTGACACTGACAACGGCTGGTAACGGGTATGTCGTTGGCGATACATTGAGCGCGACTGCGGCCACCATTGGCGGCACTGGCAGTGGATTTTCAATCAAGGTTGCAACAATCAACGATGGGTTTACGGAAAGCAATTTGAACTTGTGGCAGTTTGACTCTACGTTTGATGCGCAAGGTTCTGGAAATCAGTTATTGTTGGCGCACCCCGGTCAGAACCTTGCCCAGATTGACCAAACTACGGTCACCCCAGTTTTGGCTGGAAATATCAATGGCACAACCTTGTCCCCCCTTACCGATACTACTGGCACAACCCCAACAGGCGACGTTATTGAAGTTGCTGGTGGTGTGGTTGTTTTACATCCTTACGTTTTTGTTTATGGCGACAACGGACTGATTAAGAACTGCGTTGCTGGAGACCCATTTGATTGGAACGGCCCAGACTCAAATGAGGTCAATGTAGCCTCCACAAAGATTGTCAAGGGCTTGCCAGTGCGAGGCGGCTCAAACGCGCCCTCTGGCCTGTTTTGGGCGCTTGATTCGTTGATCCGCGTGTCCTACACCCCAACCACCATTACGGTTGCCTCAGTTCCTCAAACATTTTACTGGCGCTATGACATCATCTCCAGCCAGTCTTCTATTCTGTCAAGTCAGTGTGTGATTGAGTATGACGGCATCTACTACTGGATTGGTGTTGACCGTTTCTTGCTTTACAACGGTGTGGTCAAAGAACTCAAGAATAATTTCAACCAGAACTATTTTTTTGACAACTTGAACTATGCGCAACAGCAAAAAGTTTTTGTCAACAAAGTTCCTCGTTTTGGAGAAATCTGGTGGTTCTTTCCCTCTGGAGACTCAGAAGAGTGCAACGATTGCATCATCTACAACGTGCGAGAAGACTGCTGGTATGACGCAGGCGAGGCTTTAGGCGCTCGTCGCACGGCTGGGTACTTCTCTCAAGTGTTTCATTACCCCATCAATGCTGGCGCAACATTAAGTGAGCAGGAAATAATTTTTACGGCATCAATTTCAACAACAAACGCAAGCGCCGTCATTAGGATTGCGCCAAACAATTTAGTTGCTGTTGGTCAAGAGGTTGTTTCCGCAAGCGTTCCTTCTGGCGCTGTAATTTCTACGATTACGCCTAGTGCGGCATCACCAACAGCAACTGGAACTTCTGGAGCAAGCACTATTGTGGTCAGTAGTGCAACAGGCATTGTGTTGAATCAATCTGTGACTGGCACAGGCATTGGCACAAATGCTATTGTGACCACAATAGTGGGAACGACCATTACGCTGTCCGTAGTCAACAGTAGTGCCGTATCGGGAGCCATGTCGTTTGCTGGTTTAAATTTGACTTTGTCTGCAAACGCAACGGCAACATTGGTTGAGACCGCAAACTTTGAAACTGTGGCTGGTCAAGTTATTTTGTGGCAACATGAGATTGGAACTGATGAAGTTGTTAACCAAGAGGCCAACGCCATTGAGAGTTACTTTACAACCTCTGATCTAGGTTGGGTGCAGGGTGGCCCAACTCAAACAACTCCTGTTGGCGACAACTTTCAGTTACACCTAGAGCGAATGGAGCCTGACTTTATACAGTCTGGCGAGATGACCTTCCAAGTGACTGGCCGTCCTTTTGCGCAGGCGGAGGACACAACCTCCGCTCCTTATGCGTTTGATCCAGACACCCGCAAGATTGATTTGCGTGAACAGCGCCGAGAAATTCGGTTAATCTTTACAAGCAATGTGCAGGGCGGCAACTATCAGTTGGGTAAAGTTCTTCTCCATGCAAATATTGGCGATGTGAGGCCATAAAATGGCGCTTGCTCTCGTCTACGATCCACGGTTTCATACCTTTGAGTCATGGGCGGCGCTGATGTGCGAGGCGTATGCGGGTCAGCAGTTGGTGATTCCCAATGCTCAAACGGATTGGTATGCGTGGGCGGCTGGGCTAAAGGCCATCGATATCTTTGTAAATGAAGGCATACCCAGCCCCTACATTTACAGCAACTGGCAAGATTGGGCGTCGGCTTTGGTTGGCGCTGTCAATCAGACCACAGAGGGCCAAGACCAATGATAGAGTTTATCGAGATTTTCAACTATGTAGCAAAAGTTGCTCGACCCGCTCACGCCAAGGTTGCGATTGCAGAGTCAATGGAAGACGCCTTCCAAGACATTGGTTTGGACAGTCTCGACGGTTTGGTCATGTTGATGTACTTCGATGACCTTTATGGAATTGACGACGCAGTCAGCAAAAATTGGACGCCTGCGTCTGTGCAGGAGTTGCACGACCTTGTAATGGCAAACAAAACCAAAGAGCCAGCCTCAATGGAAGAAGTGGCCGAGGCTTGCAAATGATTTATCTTTCGCACTACCGCACCGCCTCCACGACCAATGTCGAGTTGTTTGACGACATCATCTACCCCCAGAAGGTCAATTGGTTTCCTGAAACCTACAACCGAGTCAAGTCTGGCTTGGTCTACGTCCCCCACAAACTGGCCGAGAAGGTGCTTGATCCTGAGTTGCTGACCTACCTTCGGGAAAACCCAGTGGGCAAGACGGCATTCATCTTGGCCGCAGGCAACGCACACTTTGCTGGCATCGGCCAGCGTCCCTACGACTCGCGCCTGACCTATACCTACAAGTTTCTGCCCTTTACCCTGACGCAGGTCTACGCTGGCCGTATAGCCCAGTCCTGCGGTGACATGGACATGGTGACCACCGACTCGTCTGCCTGCGCCTCCAGCCTCAAGGTCATGATGGATGTGGTCAACCTGATCGACTTCTACGACTACGACCGCGTCATTGTGCTGACGGTGGAGGACGGCGTGTCAAATGCCGTGTTGGAGTTCTTTGGGGATTCCAAGGCTGTACTCACTGAAAAGCAAGAGCAAGAAGGCATAAAGCCATCCGCTTTCGATTCGGTTAACAGTGGGTTTAGGGTTGGACAGGGTGCCGCGTTTGCGGTGTTTGAATCCGAGAGCGCCGTTTTCCGCCAGAAAATCACCCCCCATGCTCAATTGGTAGGTGCCTACAACGCGTCAGAACGCTCTACAAACGCCATTGGACAGTGCGAGGATGGTGAGGGCTTCAAGAAGGCTATTGAGGGCGCATTGCACTATTCGCATATTCGGGCAGATCAGATTAAAATTGTCAAAACCCACGGAACTGGAACAGCGTCCAACAACAAGGCCGAAAAATGCGCCTTGAACCAAACGCTACAAGGCTTTATTGCGACCTCGTATAAGCAGAAGATTGGTCATACGATGGGAAGCAGTGGACTCCTTGAAACTTTATTGTTGTTGGGCGACATTAAGGCGGGATTTGTGCCAGCGATTGAAAACCGAACGGAAAGCGATTCGGTATTCCTTTCGGAATCGACAAGTCCCCCTGATGGTTTAATAATGAGTCTGGCGGCTGGGATGGGCAACATCTATTCCGCCGCAATATTTAAGGGGCTGTGATGCTGACCGATAGCAAAAAGAAGGAACTTAGTGTTGAGGCAGTCTTGCTGATTGCGGCACAGCAGACTAAGTCTAAGTATTCTGCGGAGCAGGTCTATGCGGCTCTTGTAAAAGAGATGAACATGGAAGGCACAAGCACTTACCGCGAAGGTAATACTGTGTTCCTTATGCACCACGCCAAGGGGCGTGTTGGCGTCTTCCGCGCTCTGAATGCTGACACCGCCAGAAACTATCTGGACAACTCGTACCAATTTATTCAAGACGCATACAAGATGGGCTTTGATATTCTTGTCAGCGATTTTGAAGACCCGACCATCATGAACATTTTTAAGGGCATCTCAAGAAACCCTCCACAAGAGGGCATGGGCTATCGCGCCGAGAGAACTAAAAATGGTTTCCGCGTGACGGTCAAATTAGGGCCAGCACGGCCTGATCGGGAGTAATCATGTCAGCAGTGGTTGAATTTGTAAGTGATGTTATTGGCGATGTCTTTGAGGCAGTCGGCGATGTTGTAGAAAGCGTTGTTGATGTTGTCAGTGATGTCGTTGAGTTTGTTGGTGACACAGTTCAAGCAGTCCTTGACGACCCCTTGCCAATGCTTCTCCAAATTGCTGGAGCGGCTGTTGGTATTCCGCCTTTTGTCACTTCCGCCGTAGTTACTGCGGCGCGTGGCGGCGACCTTATGGATGTAGTGTTGTCTGCTGGAACATCGTATCTTGCGCCTATGGTTGTTGGCCCAGTTGCGGGAACTGTTTCGGAAACTCTTCTTGATGCAGGTGTTAACGCCACGGTTACTGACATTGTCTCTACTGGTATCGGCAAGGGACTTGTTGGCGGTGTGGTCGCAGAAATTAAGGGCGGCGATTTTGATGACGGTTTTGCTGGTGGTTTTATTTCCACCGTTGTCAACAATGGCGTAACACAACTCACTAATTTTGTTTCTGACACTGTACTTACCACGGCTAGTACGGCGTTGGACTCTGTTGGTTCTACAGCCAACAGCAGTTTTGTAGCGGCATATGATGTTGTATCATCTACCGACACCACAGACACCTCTATTGGTAGCACCTTTACCAATACTGTTTCCAGTTTTGACTCTGTTGACACAACCGATACAACGAGCACAACGGTTACAACAGGCACAACTGGTTCAACAGACACAACAAGCACTGTAGATTTAAATACAGACGGCGGCTCTGGCATAGGGGCAGACGTTGTTTCTCAAGTTACTGTTTCCAACATAGGCGTTGACAACACGGGCGTTGACACCACTTTCACTGGTACTGACACCACTGGAACGGTTGACACTACTGGAACGATTGATACCACTGGCACTGACACCACTGACATCATTGGTACAGACACTACGGGAACCTCTACGACTGGGACTGATACTGTTGGTACAACTGGTGCAGATACCACTGGAACTGTAACCACGGGAACCGACCTCACTGGCGCTGACACCTCTGGTACTGGTGTTACGGGCACCGACCTCACTGGGGTTGACTTGTCTGGAGTTGACCTTACTGGAGTTGACCTCACTGGTATTGATCTTACTGGGACGGGCCTCACAGACACCTCTGGGACTACTGGAAGCACAATTATTGACACCACTGGTACTGACACCAGCGGAACTGATATTGTTGACACAGTCCTAAACAACCTTGACACAACGACTGGAACAACGCTCACGGGCACAGGCGGCACAGACAATGTTTCTGATGTCGTCTTAAACAGCGATAACACAACGGGTTTAACCCTTATTGGTGATTCAGGTGGCTTAGATAGTGTTGCCGACATAATTGCAAGCCTTGACACTGGTGCAGACGACACAACATTGGATACAACGCTTGACACAATATTAGACACATCGACTGATACAACAGGTGATACCGCGCTTGACTCAGCACTGGATACGGTGGTTGATTCAACACTTGATACAACGGGTGATACAGCAACGGACACAACGGAAACAACGGACACAGCGGAAGATACAACAAGTGATGCCCCTGTAGGTGGATTGAGTACGCTGAACGCTGATTTGATTGATGACTCGGATGTTGCTTACATAGACCCAGACACTGGGAATGTCGTTCTCACCGATGATGTTGTTCTCAACAATGACGTTGTTGCCAGTGACGATGTTGTTGGCGGTTTGACCGCAGTATCTGGTGATCAGGGTACGGACACCGTTGCAACCGTAGGTACAGACCAAGCAGGAAATGATGTTGTTGCTCGTGCAGGCGATGTCGTTACCGATACGGGCGACACTTCTAGCGCAACAGATACGGTTGGCGGATTAACGCAAATTCAGTCTGGCAATAACGCTATCAATGTAGACTCTGCCGCAGATGCAACAACAGGCGGCTTGAACCAAGCCACTGGCGCAAAAGATGATGCTTTTGGCAAAATTCTAAAAGGCGCAGTAAGTAAGGCTGTGACTGGTGCCCTCAAGGGTCAAATTAAGAGCGGCATCAATAAAGCACTTGGCGTTAAGAGCGCCAAGACGCCATCAATTAAAAAGCAGTTGACGAGAAATATTGCATCTCAATTTGGAAAAAAAGTTGCTCCAAGAGCAATGGACATATCAAAATTGATGCGAGTTCCAAGCACGAAAAGAATGGCTCCGCTCAAAGCAAATGTGAGCAAGTTGACACCAGTTTCAAACATCTCTGGCCTGTCATCTCTGATTAAAGGTAAAGGATAAGCATCATGGCAATTTTAGAAAAACGCAAAGCAGTTAATCAATTGCCTCGGTTTCAGCGATATCAGGACACCCGTGCTGGCGACCGTTCTGCCGCGTTGCGTGGCGAGACTCCAATCACTTCAGCAATCCGCCAACTGGGTGGTTCAGGTGGTGTTGGCCCCGTGGGCGGTGCTGGCCCAATAGGTGGCGGCATGGGTGGCGGCATGGGCGGTGCAGGTAAGGGTACAGTCGATAAGTTTGGCAACATGGCAGGTCAGCCTAAGAATGCCGTTACATCGGCTTTAAAAGGCCCTACAGGCGCTGGAAAGACTACTGGCGCTACGGCTGGAAAAGTTGCTGGAACCACTGCGGCTGGGACAACCTCAAAGTTGCCCGGGTTGACCAGCAAGACTGCTGGAACCATTGGCACTACTGGTGGCGCTGGCGCAAAGACTTTGACATCAACTGGCACTGGCACTGGCAAGACTACTGGTGCTACTGGCGCAACGGGATCAAAGACTCTTACTTCTACGGGTTCTGGTACAGCCAAAACTACTGGCACAACTGGCGGAACAAAGTCAGGTTCAGGCGTGACCAGCACATTGACAAATGCGTTGACTGGTGCCGCTCTTGGCGCTGGAACCAAGTTTGTAATTGACAAATTGACTGGCGGAACTAAAACCGCTGGGACTGGCACCGCAGGAACTGGTACCGTCAGGGGCACTGGAACTGCTGGAACTGGAACTACAAAAACTACAGGTACGGCAGGCACTGGAACTACAAAGACAACTGGTACAGCAGGAACGGGTACTACTAAGACGACAGGCACAGCGGGCACTGGGACTACGAAAACGGGAACTGGCGTCACTTCTGTGATCAAAGGCGCTGGAACCAATGTTGGTACGCCTCCATTTGTCCCCAAGAGTGGGACTGGCACGACTAAAACAGTTGGCCCAAAAACACCTGTTACCTCTACAACAAAAGGCACATCTACAACGAAGGGCACGCCTACAACAAAGGGCGTACCTAAGACTGGCACGGCAGGAACAAAAGGAACCGCAGGAACAAAAGGGGCCGCTGGCACTGCAACAAAAACCACTACAGATGACGAAACAGAGTTGACTGAAGAAGAGGTTCAAGCAGAACTGGATCGAATCAGGGACGAAGAGGAATCACTTGGGTTGCCAGAAGGCGCTGAAGATAACGGTGATGGCACTTACTCGGTCACTGAAGATGGCATGGTCACAACTTATGACAAAGATGGAAACATCCTTGGCATGGAGGCGGCTGAAGACGGCACCGCTGGTGACGACACTGGTGATGATGTTGACACGACCACTGGCGACGAAGGCACAACCACGCAAGTCTTGGATGACGGTACTGTAGTTACGTTTGATGCAAGTGGCGAAATCGTTTCTTACACCGACACTGATGGCGTTGAATACGATGCTGACGGCGAGGTCATTGATGGATCAGACACACTCGTAACTGGCGACGATGAAACCGAAGAAGACGCATACGAAGGCTTGTACTCCGATGATGAAGGCAATCTATACGACGTTGACGGCAATCTAGTTGAATACGCTGACGGCACTCTTGTTGGTGATGATGAGTTCACCGAAGACGAAGTGGCCTACACTGATGAGTACGGCAATACCTACGACGAAAACGGCGAAATAGTTGATTATGCAGAGGGGTATGTTTCTGAAGATGAATACGACGCAGAGGACGAATACACCTCTGAAGACGAATACACCTCTGAGGACGAGTACGCGGCAGAAGATGAGTATTCTGATGAAGACGAGTATTCCTACGAAGACGAAATTGATTACGATGTTAAAAAAGGTGGTTTGATTCGCATGGAAAACGGCGGCGATGTCTCTGAGGAAGACGGCGAACCAACAGAAGAAGTAGAAAACGAAGACGGCACGATCACTCAATACTTTGATGATGGCTCCTATATCACTTACGACGCTGACGGTGAGGTTCTTGAAGTAATAAACGAAGATGGAACAACATCAACACCAGTAGAGCGCGCCCAAGGTCGCACAGACGCAAGACCGTTGGTTCCATTAACAAGTCGCGGCTCATATGTGCGTGATCCAAACTACTCAGACACCACAGAGGAAGTTCAAGATTTCCAAAATGTTGGCTACAACTTTGGTGAGTTAGACGACCCCACAATGACGGGTTACACAGGGGCTGGTAATCGAAATCCAGTTGGTAACACTTACAGTAACGAGGGCCGAGGCACAGGGTTAGATTTCACGCCAGAAGGATTTCCTGAAGGTTTTGTTCCCAACGGTGATGGCACAGCCACTTATGTAGACGACGACGGTAGCACTGTGACCATCGACGCCGACAACAACATTGTTTTTGTAACTGACGCAGACGGCCAAGTTGTTGTGCAAGATAATGAGCCAGTCACAACTGGTGGCTTAAATCAAGCAGGTCAAGGTAACCGTCAATACTTTGATGACGGCTCTAGCATCGAGACATATGATGATGGATCGACCGTCACCTATGACGCTGATGGGAATGTGTTCAAGACTACAGATGCGTATGAGACCACATACGATGATGAAGGCAACGCTATCGTGACCGATGGCTTTGGCAACATTGTTTCTGTGTACGACCCACAAGGCAACGTAATTCCTTTGGGTGGTGGCCGCGTAACTGGCCCCACTGAAATCACTGGCGGTGGTGGTGGTGGTGCAACAGACATTACCCAAAACCCAACCATCCAGCAAAGAGTTGCCGATCAGAATCTTGACAAAAATACCAAGAGTGCGATTGATAGCCTGCTTGCAGGCTTGAACACTTATGGTGGCGCAGGCGCGGCTGGCGCTGTTCTTGGCGCTTTGCTGAGTGACTCCGACTTGTTTAGCGGTGGCGGCGGAGGAGGCTCTAATTTTGATATGACTGGCGTTGGTTCAATTGCTCCACGCACCACTGACTTTGGCATTGGCCCAGCAAACTATGTTGGCTATGACGAGTACGGCACGCCAGAGCAGATGCCTGAACTGTATGGTCAAGAGTTGTATCAGAACTTGAACGCCCCCGGCTTCAACGAGGTGAACCCCGGGGACTATGCACGTTACGACGCCGAAGAGTTTGGTAAGCCTGTCAGCGAGGACGTTGTTGAAGAAGGCATGGCCGAGGGCGGTCAACCTCAAGGCGGCTTGGGCCAGACATATCCCCAGACCTACTACACCTTTGGCACGCCTGTTGATCCTTTGCAGAACTTGCGCAACCCCGCACCGTTCCAGCCACAGCAACCACAGACGCCTCCACAGATGCCCCCACAGGCCGCTCAGAACGCCCAGCAAGCGCCGCAAGGAATGCCGCCTATGGGTATGCCCCAGATGCCTCAGATGCCGCCTATGGCCCAAGGCATGGCTCCCCCGATGCGCAAGGGTGGTTTGCCTCATGCCTCTAACGTGCCAATGACTCAGGGTCGAATGGACTTCCGCCGAGGCGCGGCGGTGCATGGCGCAGGTGACGGCCAGTCTGACGACATCCCAGCGATGCTGGCTGACGGCGAGTATGTGATTGACGCGGAGACCGTGGCCCAGATTGGCAACGGTTCTACAAAAGCAGGCGCACAGGCTCTGGACAAATTCAGGGAAAATATCAGAATGCACAAGCGATCTGCGCCAATCAATAAGATTCCGCCAAAGACTAAGGCGCTTACTTCCTACTTGAAAGGAGCCAGATAATGGCTGGACTGTTTCAGGGTGACCCCCTACCAGATGTAACGACGACGACGCAGACGCAAGCGACCGCGCCAGAGTTCTACACCAACTACCTTCAAGACATTGCCAACCTTGGTCAGAACGCCGTCCAGCAGGGCGGTGTGGCTGGGTTCAGCCCACTGCAACAACAAGCCTT